AGCACCTGTTAAATTAAGACATAAAGCACCACAACCCATTGCAACATTGTTAGCACCTGTTGTGTTTGTTTTTAAAGCAGAAAAACCGACTGAAGTATTGGCTGCACCTGTTGTGTTAGCTGTTAAAGAACTTTTACCTACTGCTGTGTTATATGAAGCTGTGGTATTAGCATCTAATGCTTCTGCACCTACTGCTACATTAGAATTTCCTGTTGTGTTAAGTTTTAAAGATTCAAAACCTACTGCTGTATTTCTATCTGCTGTTGTGTTAGTACATAAAGCATTATCGCCAACTGCTACGTTGTATTCTCCAGTTGTATTGGCAGCTAATGCTGAAGAACCAATTGCTGTGTTACTATCTTCTAGAGTATTGAAAAGTGCTGTGTAACCTACAGCTACATTTCTTGTACCTGTTACGTTTTTACAAAGTGTAGCAACACCTAGTGCTGTGTTTTGATTACCTGTTGTAGTGCTTCTTAAAGATTTTCTTCCTATTGCTGTGTTATTATCTCCAGTAGTAATATCCGCACCAGACTCAGACCCAATAGCAGTATTTTGTACTCCACCAGCTTCAACACTAGTTAAAGCAGTATCTCCTAATGCTACATTATCTGTTCCTACTGGATAATCACCATCTAATTTTATTGTGCCGTTTACATCTAAACTAACATCTATATCAACGATATCTAAATTACTTGTTCCATCAACGTCTAAGTCTACAGCGACAGTTAAATCTGCTGGAAGTGTGACATCATTGTTTGCATCTTCAAATACGGCTTTACTTGCCGGTAGTGTACAGAATACGTTTTTAGTTCCTGATGTAAAATTTACAGCGCTGTCTGAGTTAGAACTGGAGATAATTGTAGTTCTAGTTAATGTAGTACTGTTTCCGTTTAAAGTACCAAGGCCTACTTCAAATTCAGCTGTACCACCATTGAAAATTGCATAATAAGTTGTATTACTATTTCCAATCCCAGTTGCAAAACTTTCAAAACCAATAACCACTCCCGCAAGTGTAAAAACACCTGTTCCAGTTGTTGTACTAGTTTCTTGTACCCTGTCGTTTAAAACTAAAGCCATTTATTTTTTCCTTACGCCATGCTTATGATAGCATTGGCTGGTGTCGCTGGATTAGGAAATGAAATTGTAAACGTACCATTAGTAGCAGTTTTATTTCCTCCAAAATCTAATACAACACATAATTTATCACTTTTATCATCATTATATATAGCTGCAAATGCTGATGTAAAAGTAGCACTATTAATTGTTGAATCAGCAAAATCTACAGATGCTACTGCTGTTCCTGAAGCTACTGCATTAGAAGCTAAAACTTTTCCTCCTGTAACATAATTACTTCCTCCTGAAGAACTTACTTCATTAGTAGTCAAGTATACTGTGCTTGAAGTACTATATGGATTAGATGTGTATAATGCTATTTTAAAACTGTCTCCTCCATTTGAAAAATTGTGTGTTCCCGAAAAGAGTTCTCCTCTAAATGAAAACGGTATTATATTTGCCATAATTATTATCTCCTAGTATTTTGATGGTGGTTCAGATTTTAGAGGGGTTCGTATAGCACCATCTTGCCATTCGTCTCTACGTCTACGACCTTGCTGTTCAATCGCATACGATTGTAAAGCTCTTTTAAAAGATCCTTCGTAATATTGTATCATATCTGGAGGACCTTTCAAGTAACCATATGCTTCTACCAGACATCCATATAAAAGTAAATCTTGATATTTATTACTTGTGTAAGTTCCATTTGTAGCTGCTGGAGCTAAAGTAGGCTTTGTTGTATTGGTTAAACTAAGAGGTTGTTTGGTAAAAGCTAGGGTTATTGAAAAAGTTGCATTTGGAGTAGGTGAAACAACCCAAAATTCTGCATCCCAATTAGCATAATATTTAGGAATACCTGAAGAAGTACTAGGTGTATTATAATATTCTGCCATATAGGAAGTATCTCTTTTTTCTAAAAAAGTTTGTTCTCCGGCAGAATTAGTTAATTGAACATATCTAATAAATCTTAAATCTTCAGGAATAGTTACAAATCTATTTCCATTAATTAAAGACGAAGTAGAATAAAATCTATTATCATCAGAATCTGCATCTCTATAAATTCTATTTTCAGAATTTTTTATTATGGTATTTAAAAGATTATTTGTTAATACCGAATCATCTACTTCTGTATAGCTTCTAATATCATCTTGTAAGTTTGCTAAAGTGTATGCCATAATTACGGTGTTAGAGTAACTGGTCCTGCTGTAACACTCATTCCTCCTGATTTTTCAGTTACAGTAGGATTAATTCCTAAAGTAAAAGAATATGTATTTATATCTATCACAGTTATTGAAAAACCGGAAGCATTTTCGAATACTGTAAAAGCCACACCTCCTGGACTTCCATCTACATTTCTAAATACAACTACATCATTGGTAAGTCTTCCATTAGAAGGTTCTGTAACGGTTATTGTTTGTGACCCTGAAATAATTTTAAAAGGATCTCCAGGTAATAAATTTGAAGTTGCAGGTTCTATTCTTGCAGGTCTTGATTTAGGAAGGCCTTGAGGATCTCCAGCATATCTAATAGGCTCTAGTTGAGGCTGTTTAGATTCATATTCACTAACGTGAACAAAAGAACCATTCCATTCAGTAACCATTTCCCTATATGGAAAAGCTAAACCTGACCTATCTGAAATTGCTAATGCGTATCTTCCTTTAGATAAATTAGACATTTGGATAATAAGTTTTAGGGGTTATAAAAGAACTAGATTCGGAACCATCCTCAGTTAGAGCTCTATTAAATTCATCTTCATATATAAGTTTTAAAGGTTGTAATCTTTCAGGTGCAAATTTAATTGCTAAATAATAAGCAAGTCCTGATACCATACAAGGTACAAATCTATAAGGTACATCTGCAGCATTAGTATAAGCTCCAGAATCTTGAATTCTATTTATGTAATAAAAATTTAAAAAATCTCCAACTTGTGAAGCTCCTGGAGTTAAGTATACAGTAATACTTACTTTATCAATAAACCTTTGAACAAAGTATTGTGAAGTTTGACCTAAAGCTGTTTTATTAGAAAGAGCCTGATATGTAGATCTACTTATTTTTGTAAGAGGAGAATCTATAGAGGAACTATTTCTGTAAGAAGCTTCTAGTAAATCTCCAGCCCCATAAATAAAAGAACTATTATTAAAACAATTGTCGTCTGTTAAATGAGTTGCTGCTGCTGTATTGTTTGCCCCTCTAGTACATCCTGTAAACGTATTTGTAGAAGATGTAATTCCAGTGTAAGTAATTTGTTCTGTACCTATTAGTAAAGTACCTGTAGTTGGAAAATTTGAAACAGAATCTACAACAACTGTTGTTTGATTATTTGTCATGTTAGCAAATAATGGGCTAAACATAGCATCTGAAGTTCCGTCTGTTGCGGAACGAAAAATGTCGTAAGTATTTTTACCATTAACTAAACTAATAGTATTGTTTGCAATTTCCCAATAATGAAGACCTCTGTTTCCCCATTCTTGGAACATAATATTTAAAGAACGTCTAGCTCCTTTTAATTGGTATCCAGAAACACCTTCAATACCTATTCTTTCGTAAGCTTCCTCAACGATATCTGCAATAGAAAAACCTTTTTCAAAAATAGTTGTTCCTGAAGTTACGTTAGCCATGATTATGTATAAATAATTGTTACACCTGGAGTATCTGTTAAATCTAAATATACACCCTCTTTAAACAGGATACCTGAACCAGGGACATAAATAGATAAACCATCTGTTCCAAATTTAAAAGTACAAAGTACAGTTCCTGAAGATCCTCCATCTCTTAAGACAACTACCGCATTAGCAATGCCTTCTGCTTGAATATAAGTTACCCTAGCTCTTTGAGTTGTAGGAACCATTTGACCATCAGCAGTTCTGTGTGCTACCGACTGATCGCTTGAAAAACTTGATCCACCTGACATATTATTTCTCCTATTATGTTAAACTTGGTCCAGAATATTTATCTGTAAATAAAGTATAAGCAGTTACATTAGTTTTAGTTTTACAAAAAATTCCTTTAGGAAATAAAATTCCATCTTGTGGAAAATTTAAAGTAAGTACATCTCCACTAGGAACATCTGATAATAATAAAGTAGTTCCTGAATTTGAAGTTGTTGTAAGTTCTAAAATACCTGCTCCACCGCCATCTGATGCAATTGATATTGCTCTCAACCTAATGGGTTGAGCAATTATTGCTGTAGCTCCGGCTGATGCATTTGATCTTGTTGCTTGTATATCTTGTGCCATATTATATCCTGTTAAAATTATGTAAAGCTCCCGAAGGAGCTTTACAAATTAATTATTATGCTTCTTTTGCAAAT